AGAAGTTTTTGCGGCGAACATTTCTGGGTTAAATTTGCCCTCTTCATCAAAGAATTTATCTACTACTTCGGTATGTTCTGAGGTGAATACCCATTCGTGTAATTCTTTAGATTTTTCAGCACCAAATTCCTCTGATTTCATTTCACACCCCACACATCCCCTCGCACTCATCGTTAAACATCGTCAGTTGGCCCCTATCTTCTGGCGTAGCAAAATCAGCATCAGTTAGAGGAACGAGACTCCTGTGGAGATAGAGTTTTTCTTTCGTCCCTCGCACCCCATCCCGTATCATCTCGTCGATTTTAACGGCACTTTGGAAATCTTCTGGATGATTGTTTTTAAGATCACTCCATTCTTTGTCAGAGTGGTAGGGACAAAATGTGCAAGCTGACCGTCCCGGTTCTGGATAGCCATTTTTTTGCATCCATGCGAGACAATCCAAACGCCTCATTCTGTTATCAACTAGAGGCCATTCATGCTTAATCCAGTGTTCTCTTGAAGGCTTCATGCGGATACTCTCATCCAGCGAAATGCCTATGTATGAAACAGCCAGTATTTTTTTCGGCGCTTTCTGACGATATTTTAGGCCAACTAATTCCCTGATTTTTTTAGTCAAGGGCAAGAGCTTGAACTCCCTCGTACACTGGCGGCGCAACAGCCCCCCCCACTGATGCTTTCTGTGAAAAATGGAACGCTGACAAATTTTCCATCTTCCAGGTTTTCAGTGATGCTTTCCTGTAAGCCTTCTTTGTGCATCACTCGATGGACAGGAAAAGGTAACCGGGTTTCCAGCCAATCCAGCCAATCATAAACATACTGTGGTTCTGCCCCTGTGTCGGCAAATATAGCCCCGTCAGGCATCGGAGTTAATTCGCCTTTGGCGAACATCAACGCCATCGTGCTGCTCTGCACTCCAGCACCCAGACTGATAATATGGACTGCTGGTTTGGATTGGGTCATTGTTCTACCTCAGTGACGAACTCAGGAGCCAGCGGATATTCTGTTCTGTCGATCTCAGGCCCAGCCCACATCCAGTGGACTCTGCCACAACTTTTGCAGGACTGGAATTCGGCCACGACCTGAAGGCGCTTCTGTATCTTGTGATTTTTCATCTCTCCGCCGCAAGAACACTGCATTGTTTTTTTCCTTAAAATACTACCTCAGTGAAGTACTTTTCATTCTTCCCCACAGCGACATGGCATAGTAGATAAACATTGTATCGTTCTCAGAAACATCACCACACAGAATAGACTCACCCACGGATCTCAGTCTGGGGTAGCTCCTTATAGATTCCAGACTTTTGCAGGTGAGGATTGCGTGTTTGATTATTTCGAGGTCTAGGTCTTTCTGACAGCCATCAATACAATCCCGGATATATTTATTGATGAACCCTCTTTCGATGAAGCCGGGAATCTTTCTCAGTTCCCCAAAATCCTTCTTGCCGTCAAAAAGCGTTTCCCAAACCTCATGCCCTTTTTCACCGCAGATATCCAGCTCTATGGCAGGTTCTTTCTCACCTGAGAAATCATCCACCCTGGCGCTGATGCACTCCTTCAGGAAATGCGGGAAGTAGTAGACTGGTAAAGAAAACGGAGTCTCGCTCCCGGTTGCGGAATCGCTACCACTGATTTTCAGACTCAATTCGGGCCAGAGAGGTCTTCGTCTTTCTCCGTTATCATCGCCTCGGAAATAAATTCCGTGCCCATCATAGGGGACGTGACCATAGTTCAAAACAAAATCACCTTCTCCGCGGTCGATGCAGTGGAGAAACCAACTCAAAAGCTGTTCATAGGCTTCATCATTGCGGGGAACCGCCAGGCGTTTCTTTTTCGACTTGAGCAGACCGAGGCTGTAAAGGTGTTCCCTGACCTCTGGCTTGTGTGCGGAAATGAATTTTTTTATGTACCTGAGTTGTGCCTGGACATAGGTTTCAGGCAAAGGCTTTCCGGTCATCGTTTCCATCGTTTCCAGATGAACATCATTTTCTGCTTCCATCTGTAGCGCCATTGTTTCTTCCAAACTCAATGTCTCTATGCGCTGCCACAGAGAGATTCCTGATTGTTTAGCTTCTTCCTCTAAAGTTTTTATTTTTTCCTGTGCGAGTTTTCCTGCATATTCTTTGACGGATATGCCCAGCTTGACCGCCAGAGATTCCTGTACGTCAGTTATGTAAAAAGTAATCTTGTATGGAGTCAGGTGCTTGACGCGCCACGACGGTGAGTCTGATTCAGAGTAACAGTGCCAAATTAGCATCATTTTTTCGCCTCTTTCATAAGAACTTCTTTGATAGCAGCGATATAAAGTTTTAGGAGCCTATCGTCTTGTGGATCAGTGATACGTCGGTTAGACATATCGCGCTTCAGTTTTTTCAGGGACTTTTTGAGAACGCTGGGGTCAAGATCGTTTGCCAGCAATCGTCTCGCCTCAGCGCAACGCTCTCTGGCCTGCTCCAGAGAGGTAGTAGGGTATCTTCCGTGGGTAAGAGTTTTCTCTTTCCCACCGTAACGATATTTCTGTCTCCAGACTTTCGATCCCGAAGGGTAGACAGCAAGATACAAGCCTCCGCTATCAAATATCTTTTTGAGTTTTTCTGCTGGCTTTGCGGTGCTGACAATGTACTCAGTAAGTCTCACTTTCCTTTCTCCAAATCAATAAGCAAATCTATGTAGTGACTTGCCTTCTGCAAATCCTCGATGCCGCCCTTGCTTTTGTATCGGCACAGATATTTGATGACATTCCCTACCCCATATCCAAGGCCGTTACGTTCAATGAACTCGAGCGGCTGAATTTCTAAGTCTTTGTAGTGGTCACCGCCGACCTGCCTGTCACTGGCGCTCATGCTCTCCTCCATACTCGAACTCCCTTCGATCCATCCTCAACAACTGATCTCGCGGTGAGCATGAATCCCAAGGTGTTTTTCAGGTATGACATCCGGTTGGACAGCACCTTGTAAGCGTTACTGCCAGCGATCACCCCACGGAAAAACACACTGTCTCCAGGCTTCAGCTTCCTAAGCACAGCAAAGGGATGCCCCTCATCGAATCGAGCAACAGGTAGCGGTACGCCTTTATCAATTTTCGGAAGAGAGTTAGTCATGGAAGTTCTTGCAGTCGTAACAAAGGACAGGCTCATCGGTTTGTGGCTCTTTGTAGGCTTCGGGATAGAAATGCTTACCGCATTCCTCGCATGACCAGTGGTCTGGAGGATCAAGTGGTAGTTCAGGAATTACAGAATAATGACTCACAAATAGTCTCTCGGGACCAGAGGTGCCATTTGAGATGGGTAGTCTTCCTGGCTTGTCTGTCGTCTTGTTCTGAAGAATCCATCGTGCTGTGGGTACATTCTCATAAATCTCCTAGCATAGAAGGGCGAGTAGTGATCGTTCAGCTTAAACTCGCATCCCTCCATGTAGTTTGGCTGATCGGTTTCCCATCGAATTCGATGAAAGATTCCCCTGGCTGAATAATTCTTAAATCCCTGGTTTATCTTTTCTATCGTGAACTGGACAAACAAGCCCCAGACTTCCGGGTGTCTAGCATGGAAGGCTGAGACTTGCTGTCGCATCTCATCAAGCCGAGTTGATGTCGAATCAAAACGGGAAATCATCATCGTCTGGTTTTTCAACTTTCGGCGCAGGGGCAGCAGGGGCAGCAGGAGTCTCTTCACTGCCATCGAATAGATGGTTGTACTCTTTTGGGTAATACACATCCCCGTTGATGCCGAAATATTTATCACCGCTTTCCTTGGCGGTGTTGAGCCAAGCTGCCAGATTGATTCTCGGACCCAGATCTGGACTCTGCCCAGACTTTTCCCAAGCATTGTTCCGCATCAGAACAACGAGCGTTTTCAGCATTTCTTCAGTGACGACGAGGTGCCCCCTGTAGGGCGGTTGCTTGTTTTCAGGGGTGGCAGTATCGTTTTTCCAAAGGCCGCCCTGTTTGGTTTTCGGGTACTTATCAGCCATTCTCTTTCTCCTTCTGCTCTCGCAGTAATTGATAAAGTTCCTCTATTTCAAGAGAACGAATTTTGTCCAGACGTTTATTCAACGCCTGAACCTCTTCTTTGAATCCGGCATTGTAAAGTTCGACCAAGGTCTTTTTGTTGCCGTTGCTACTGGTGAACTGGTCGATCCACCCTGCGACTGTTTCCGGGGCACCTTCTTTTTGCTCTGTTCCTTCAGGCGGCAGTGCAAAATGGAAAATGGTTCGGAATACAAAATCCATCACGTTGGTTATGTTATCTGGAGTAGCACCAGCTACTAGCTCTTTCTGTTTTGACATGCGCGCCTCCAGAGGCAAAGGTGGTTTGGGTTTTGCTTTAGCAGGAGGTGGCTTCTCAGCCTGTGCCTTGACGGTCTGTGCATTTGAGCCAGCATTCACGGTGTCTTCACCCGCAAAAATATAGTGCCCAAGCCCGAAAAGCGCCAACGCTTTGGTCAGGCAGCGCATCTTGTTATCAGAGATGTCCCTGCTGTTGGCCGATTTGATTGCGGCGTTCTTGTAATCCATTACGGGCAACCACATAGACCGCTGGCATTCGCCAATAGTGACGGTGCAGTGGACCGTCATGCTGCCATCGGCATGGGCTTCGTTATCACTAAACTCGAAAGTCGCCATGGGGTAGTGTTCCATCAGGATTCCCCATGCCCAAGCCCATGACAGGTAAGTCAGGCCACCTTTTTTATCGGTGTGTTCATTGCAGTCCACACTGCTGAGTGTGTTCCAGATGTTTTGATAGGTCATTTCCTCGCTGCTCATTTTGTCTCCTTCAAGACGAGTTATATTTGTACTTCACTTGGTTGATGATGATATCTGCAAGCTCCTTGACTGCCAGCTTTTCAAATAGAGCAAACGGAATTTCAGTGACGATTCTTTGTCCCATCATGACTACGACATGCTCATTTATTAGGCGCATCCCCACGTTGGCCTCTTTGAACCTCGGATCAGCCCAGAGACCCAGCATTTTCTTTTCAATTTCATCAACACCACCGCGAAATTCGACAGTGATCGATTGATCGAGATCAAAAATCGTCATTGTTCTGCTCCAGGTATGCTTTGTACTGATTGCAAAACGGTGCGACTTCACACCAATCCTTGCACCGCACCCGTTTGCCAGGGCGATGTTCGATAACGTGTTTACTGTCCATGCCATTGGTCGGGTCAGAAGCCCATTCGATAGCCTCTTCCATTGAGTCCAGCAATCTGCTGGCGCGTTTGTGACTCGCAGACTTCATCACTGCGAACTTCTCCGGGCGCTCCCACATCTCCTCTGCGGTGCATAGGGGAAGCTCCTCGCCTATGAAGGCGGAGTAGGACGCTTGTTGGTGAAGAGCAATGCGCCCATCAACAAAAGACTCGATATCTTCCCACTCCCATAGCGGTATGGGCATCTGCACGATGGGTGCTTCAGGGTAGTTGGGCCTCCCAACGTCAGAAGACCTCCAATCGCGCAGCATCGCTAGAACGAAAAGCTCTGACACCTCAATGTCCTTGGCCTTTTTCAGCAAATAGGCGTAGCTGTTGAGTTGTTGTACCCAAGCTGGTTTCTGGGGGAACATGGCGTTGTAGACTGATGTGACCTTGTAATCGGCAACCTGCCAGGTGCCATCGTCTTTGAGAATTCTAATGTCGGGAGCACCAGAGGTTCTTGGGCCGCTTGGGTGGTCCCAGAAGATGCGCTCCTCCTTAACAACCCCATCATCATCACCTGTAGATTTCTCCATTACATGATGGAAGCCGGTACCAAGGGCGCTGAAGGCGAGTTTGCTTACAGATTCTTCGATCTCGTCCTTATGAGCCTTCTTTAGCTGTACGATTCGAGGGCTATCGATCCATGCGGTAGGCGTGATATCAGCGCC